GGGGCGCATCATCCAGTCACTAAGGAAATCAGCTATGAGGGGAATGCTGTTCTACGCCGAGCCTATGGCATACGCTATCCTGCTGTTGTGGATTATCTTGACAATCGTGGGGCTCTAACTACCACGAGGTGGACGAAGATGTCGGGCCTTGATCTCAACAGGCTTGGCGTCCCCTTGTGCAATTGACGCAGCATCCCGGAGATATCATGCCAGTATATTACAACGAATTTGAACCATATCCGGCGCAATGGCTGCGAAACATGATCAAAGCCGGCCTTATACCAGATGGGGAAGTAGATGAGCGATCAATCATCGACGTGCAACCAGAAGACCTCAGAGGCTTCGACCAATGCCACTTCTTCGCCGGCATCGCCGGGTGGAGCCTCGCCCTGCGCCTCGCGGGGTGGCCAGACGACAGACCTGTTTGGACAGGCTCCTGCCCGTGCCAGCCATTCAGCGTCGCGGGTAAAGGAGCCGGAACCGATGATCCAAGGCACCTGTGGCCGCACTTTTTTCGACTTATCAGCGCGTGTAAACCCGAGGTCGTTATGGGTGAACAGGTTGCAGGCAAGGCTGGGTATGGTTGGCTCGACGGAGTTCGATCTGACCTGGAAGGTGAAGGATACGCCTGCGAAGGGGTCGATATTCCGGCTTGCGCCGTCGACGCGCCGCACATCAGACAGAGATTGTATTGGGTCGCAGTGGCCAACGCCGAAAGCGTCGGACGGGGAGGGCGGCCGCACGACGAAGACGAAGGGCGGCGGGAACAGCCACCTGCCGATCCATGCGAGGGAAGCGGCGACATGGCCGACGCCGACGACCAGGGACGGGAAGGACGGGAGCTACTGTCCGAACGTCCCGGAGAATGCTCTGCTTGGACGAACCGTGTGGAATGGCGACGAGGCGCAGATGGAAAAACGAGGCGCGTTAAATCCGGCGTTTGTCTGCTGGTTAATGGGGTTCCCGCAAGAGTGGGACGACTGCGCGCCTACGGCAACGCGATTGTCCCGCAAGTCGCGAAAGTCTGCATCGAAGCTTTAATGGATATTTTAGATGAACAATAGAAAGCGCGGTCAGCGATGAAGAAGATGAGGGGGAAGAGATTAGTCCCCATAAATGAAAAACTTATAACACTTAGGGCGACGCCTTGATGATCGATTATTCAGGAAGGCTAAAAAAGAGAGAGTGGTTTGTCGCCGCTTGTCCCCTGAAGGATGCTCAGCATCTTGTGAAAAACTTTCATTACGCGAAGGGAGGGAGTAACACGGCTGTCTACACGCATGGATTATATAAAATTGGGACAAGCGATATTTTTGGCGTTGCCTGGTGGCTGCCTCCAACGAGGGTTGCCTGCGAGAGCGTTAACAAGGAAAACTGGAAAAAAGTTTTGTCTTTGACAAGGCTTGTTATCGTTCCCGAAGCGCCAAAAAACGCGTGCAGCTTTCTTTTGTCGAAGAGCGTTGAAATGATCAAAAGGGATAAAAGATTTGTTTCCCTTGTTACATATGCGGATGAGGCGCAAGGCCATCTAGGTGGAGTTTACCGGGCAGCAAACTGGGAATACATCGGGAGAACCGGGCCTTATCCGCGATGGATCAACAAGGATGGGATGCAGGTTGCCCCGAAGGCCACAACAAACAGGACCAAGGCGCAGATGCAGGCTCTTGGGCATGAAAAGGTGGGTTCATTTTACAAGCACAAATTCATCTTGCATCTTGCGTAAGGACTAGATTGATTAATCCCCATAGGCGAAGAAACTTCTGATATTCAGGATCATGACATGACGACAAGACGCTACAAGCCAAAGCACAAGCCAACCGCAGAGAAGGGTTACGTCTCCAGCACTCGACCGACAATACCGTGGCAGCAAACCGCCGGCATGTATCTGGCGGGGCAGGAGTGGGTTGACGAAGTCGACCTTGTTACCATCGAGATGGAGCGCAAGTGGGGCCGGGGGCGTCTGCGCCTGATGGTCGAGCCAAAAATCCGCGAGCTATTCGACCGCCAGCGATACCTCTACCTGCAGGCCCTGTGGGAGGGGCAGCTGGAGGATCTGAAGCGGGAGGGGCGATTAATGATCAAGGCCCTGCGGCGGTGTGACGAACTCGCCTCGGCAGCCGGCAAGAAGCCTGTCCACCCCAGCGTGTGGGAAGTCACCCTCGACGACGGCAGAGTGGCGGCTATCGTGAAGGAGCCGGAGGCGCTTCAGTTCGTGGCCGCAGACGGCCGCTACGTGGTCGTCTACGACCTCGAAGAGATCGGCAAGCTACTACCCTACCTCTCCGACGTTTGCGCGATCAAAGAGGTGTTTCAGGGCTCTGAAGTGGTCAAGGTTGCGTCAAAGGTAAAAGACCCCTTCGCCGCCATGGAGGGGGTCGACACGCACGGCATCTTCGACGTGAGGGCGCCGATTGACGACGTCATGCATTTTGAGGACGACACGATACCGTTCTGAGGAAGCCATGAACGAAGACTTGACGAACGCGAGAGACGACAGGGACGCGGCGCTTGACGCCGTTCTCAACAAAAACGCCATCTGGCGCACAAGCATTATGGACTTCATCGAAAACCGCCTGCCTCAGGGGTGGGTGGGGACGGGCGAGGACATCCGCCGGCTGGCGACGGAGGACGGCCTGAGCAACCCGGGACACCCAAACGCGTGGGGCGCGGCGATCATGTATGCCGTCAAAAACAAGCGCTGGCTGCAGTGGACCGGGAAGGTGCGGCCAATGACGCAAAGAAGCAGCCACGCGAGGCTGACGCGCGAATACGTCAGGTTCGACCCGCTGGATTAAAAAGGGCCCCAACCGGGGCCCTCTTTTTTACACCAGAAGATCCGCTTCCGCCCGAAGCTCTGTGCAAACAATCTCCAGCAGCCAATCCCGGTCGATCTGGTTTTCCTGCAACCCGTGGATCAGGATTGCGACAAGTCGGGGGATAGGATGGACCCCCGACAGCCATGACGTAACTTGCCTCTCGGTCTTCCCCGTGATCGTCGCCATGTCCCTGTTGGACAGGCCAAGCTCGGACATGCTTCTCTTCAAATCTGATGGCAGCATTTTACACCAGCGATAGTTTGCGTGTCGCCACAAGCGGCGCGTCCGCATCAAATCTCTTGCGGCTTTCAATTACATTGATGACCCGGTCCAGCTTGTCATGCACATATCTGGCGCAGTCAAGCTCTGTCCAGTTTGGCGATGTCGACGCCGGGTCCCTGCGCGACAGTCTGCAGAAGATGCCCCACAGAACCGGATTGACTTCCCAGCAAGGCTCCAGCCGAAAGTCTCCCTCGTTATACGCATTGCTCATTTTTCTTCTCCCGCTTTTATGATTGCCCAAACGATGATGAAGGCGATGAGGGTCCCGCCGACCAGAAAGCCGGCGGTGACCAATAGCGTTGCGATAACCATTGCCATCTACTTTTTCTCCTCGCGCTCAATCTCTGTCACAAGCGAAAGCATGCCAAAGATCAGTTCGTCTATTCCGACCTCAGCGCGCAAGCCTTCAACGACGGTGGCGCCATGTCTTTCCAGGGCCGCGTAAATTGCCCCGCGTAAAGCGTAGAAAATCTCTTCTCTTTTCTCCTCGGAGACTTTCAGGCGCTCCTGCTCTTGCGGGAAATACGCTGTCGCGTTCCAATCGATGTTAATTGGCATTGTGTTTGTGCTCCCCGTATCTTGGGTTGAGAAGACGATACCCGTGCTTGCAAAGCCATATGGCCAGCTGCTCCCCTTCGCGGTGATCGACGGCGATTGACTTGCCCCAATACTGCCACCCCTCCGCGATGACGTTTTCGGCGAAGAACTCTTCCGCCTCGGTCGACACTGGCTCAAAGAACCAGATCGTTGCAAAGCCTTCTGCGTGAACGAGGACATCGATATCTTTAATGTTGCTCATGGTTCTTTCTCCTCTCACTTCGCCCACGACGGGCATTCATACGGGGTGGCGCCGTAGCGAATTGGCATTACCGCGCAAATGCAGCTAACGCCTTCGACGCCCGGGAAACTGATGGGGGCAGGGCCGAAGCCATTGTGATGGATAAAAACCTTTCCTTCTTTGTCCCCCAAAGCCTTCGCCACCTTTGCAAGGTCGCCAATATACTGCGCGTTGAATTGCGCGACTTTGCCGTCTACTTCTGGTGGAACAATTCTGCGCCAGTCGGGGAATGTGCCATCGATAGGCGCAAACAGATAATCCCGACCGCAATACTGAAGCAGATACTTGCCGCCTTCCGCCACGGTTAGCGTGCCGTGCGTGATTGGCTTGAACAGCTTGATGTCGGCGATGATGTCGAGCGGTATGATGATTGTGAAGGACCGATCTTCGCTCTCGCCCCAATCTGCCGCGTCATTAAGGGCGATAATGCGGTGGCCGTCGGTCGCGATCAGATTGACATCGTTTTCGCGAGCCTCAACGCACACGCCATTGAGGTAGTAACGTGTCTCCTCCCGGCTGCTTATCAGCGCGGCGGCCTTCAGAAACTGGATGTTGATTGCTGGCATATCTCTATCTCCATGATACGGGTCTCATCAGTGCCGGCGTCACCGGCAGACGCCCCGAGGGGCGTTTCGACCTGTTACTATTCCCGCGCCTTCCTGACCCTGCCATCAATTATATAAAGGGCCGTCGAATGAAGCCTTCCTTCTTTCACCCACTGGTGAGCATACTGGCTACTCACTGACTTAAAGAAGTGCCTCGGGTTCCCCCGGACTATTTCGACCTCGCATTCAAATTTCCGCTTGGTCATTTCATGCAGGCAGTAGCTGTAACCCCTCATATCTTCGTGGCGCCTGTATTCGATGACATACATTTTATCGTTCCTCGATCTGCCAGATTAGATCTTCAATTGCCTCTTGCTCCGTTGCGCCGTAGCCAACGGGGTCGCCTTCGTCATAGTCGCCGACAACCGCTTTCCAGTCGAAGGAGCGGAAGGGGACCGGCGGCGGGTCGTAGCTGGTTTTGATGCACGTAACGTCCATGTCTATCTCCATCGGTCTCATCAGTGCCCGCTTGACGGGCAGACGGGCCGCAGCCCGTTTCGACCTATTATTTGCCCTGCCGCGCCTTCAGCCATTTAACAATCTGCTGAGGGTCGTGCGGGACACAATCCCAGCTGACCAATGTTGAGATGCCGCGTTGTGCGCATTCATCATCGTAGGCATAGGCCTCGTCGCTAGTCGCAAACCAATGATGAGATATGTTCTTCCCTGCCACGCCATTGGCGTCATCGTAATGTGTGACGCAATAGATTTCCGTGTGGTTTGCCATGGTCGTTCTCCTGTTTTCCGATGTTGGTCTCATCAGTGTCCGCCTTACGGACAGACGGGACCGGGGCCCCGTTTCGACCTTACGCAACGTTGGCGAGCAGCGGCTTGACGCGCAGCGCCTTGGTGGGCTTCCCGACCTTGGTGAGGGCGGCGATCTGGGCCTCGGTGGCGCCAAGCTGACGCAGCAGGTTCAGGGCGGCGTCCTTGTCGAGCGTCTTGGCGCCAGCCTTGGTGTCGATGGCGACGATGCACGCGTCGCCGTAAACCTCAGCGTCGTCGCCAGCGGCTTCGAGAAGCTCCTTGCGGGCGGCGTCGACACGCTCGGCGATCTTTTCCTGCTCATACTTGAGGAGGGCGTAGGCGTCGGCGAGCGGGGCGATGTTGGAAGCGGTCATATCAATCTCCGTAAGCTGCAAGATCACGATGAAACATATATACAGGAAGAAACTTCCTGTCGTCAAGCGATATCTTAGTATGTTTTGCAAAAAAAAATTCAGGGGGCCGAAGCCCCCTGACAAATCAACCGGTTATTGGGGGACCGAAATCTCGATCAGGGTCTGTTTGGCCCTTGTTGCGGCCACGTAGCACAAATTATTTTCCTGCTCGAACTGCCACTTCTGCGTGGCGAAGCGGCTGGGGAGCGTGTTTTCCCGGTCCAGCCAGTAGACCGTATCCCACTCCCTGCCCTTTGCCTTGTGGATCGTCGACAGCACGAGCATCCGGTCGACGTTGTCCTCGAAGAGACCCTGTATCGTGTCGACGACGGCCTGGATGCTGTCGCGCTTCTCGGCGCGGCACTTGTCGGCGATGACCTTGATCGTGTCGGCCTGATCCCTGATTGACTGCGCAATCGTCGCCGCCCCGCGCGCCTTCGCCCGGACGATCTGGGACCCCGCCCAATTCTCAACAGCCTCCTCCAGGCCATGCAGCGTCTTCACGCGCTTCCACTTAGTCGCCAGCTTGATCAGCCCCTTGCCGATATCCCGGCCCTCCACGCGGCACGGGATGCCGCTGCGGATCAGCTGGAACGCCAGCGATACGATAGGCTTCGTATTGCGGCACAGGATCGCCGTGCCGTGCGTCAGGTCATTGCGCAGCAAAAGCTCAGGCAGATCGATTGCGCTGACCGAGCCCTCAGGCGCGCTGTCATGCGCCTGAATGTGGCTGACCCAGTGACGCGCCCGCTCAACGACCGCCTTCGGGCAGCGGTAGGTGACGGTGAGCGGGAGCTCGATGGCGTCGAAGTCATCGCGGATCAGGTCGAGGGCATTGGCGTCGGCGCCCGTGAAGCCGTAGATCGCCTGCCGGCGATCCCCAACAGCCACGACGCGGCCACCGGGAGACAGGACAGCCTTCACCAGCGCCCGCCGTGCCGGGTTCGTATCCTGCGCCTCGTCAACAAACACCCACGGATACGTCCAAAACTTCAGCTTCAGAAGCACCGGCAGGTAGACCATGTCGTCGAAATCAATAACGTCGGTCTTCGCGTTTGACTTCTTCAGGATGTCGATGGCGGCGTCGACGATCTCCCCGGCGCGCTCCTGTGTCTCTTCCTTCTCTCGGCCAAGAAGGTCGAAGTGGTCGATGATGTCGAACCAGAGGGACTTGTCGTCGATTGAGCCGTAGACGCCAAGGGCGCGCTGTTTAGCCAGCGACACAAGGTCGGCGACGATGGTCGAGTAGGCACGGGCGGGATGCTCAGGCGCCAGATTGACGCCGGCATCGGCGAGGATGTCGGTCACCTTGCCGCCCTCAACCTTCACCTTCGGGAACGTTTTCTTGTAGGCCCCGAGGCCGAAAGAATGCACAGTGCCGGCCTTCGCCTTTTTCCAATCAATCCGGCGGGCAGACAGCTTGCCGCTGATCTCGTCGGCAATTTTCTTGTTGTAGGCAAGCAGGGCGACCGAGCCTTCTGCGCGCTCGACAGCTTCGATCAGCGTTGTGGTCTTGCCTGCGCCTGCGACGGCCTCAAGGACGCACGAACCTTTGCCGTTGACGACCCAGTCCAAAAACGCGGCCTGCTGCGGGGATGCTTTGAATGTCATGATGCTCTCCATAAAATCAGGGGCGCCGCGAGGACGCCCCTGTTGAATACAGGAAGTAACTTCTACCTGTCAAGAGGAATGAGGGATGTCGGGGCGCTCCAGCCACTTTACTGCCGGCAGCGTGACGCCTTTCTCCTTTGACCTCCGGCGCGACTGCCCGAAGATGGTCTTCTGCCGGAGGTAGTCCCGATACGCGGGATCCTCCTTCAGCCGCTTCGAGTGGTCCCTTATCTGCCTCGCAAAAACTGGATCCGGTTTGTTTTGATAGTAGATAGAGATCGTTTCTTTATTGCTGCCGGCCTTGTTCAGATACGTCTCTGCTGTCGAGATGCTCATTGGATTTTTCTCCGAATTTTGGGTCTATCTGTATTTGATGCTGCACGTATGAACCGAGCCAATCGTATAGCTCGTTTGCTGTCTGGTAGTTGTCTGGGTCCTCCTCAAGTTTTGCCGCCAGAAATTTAACCCGCCTCAGAATGTTTGCCCTCACATGCTTCCGCTGGAAGAGCATCAACGCTTGCAGATCCTCCTCCGGCTCCATCGGAGGCAGTATCGCCTCTATCTCCTCCGGCGTCGGATCGCGCCTCTCCGTTTCCTGTTCCATCCTTATCCCCTTCTATAGATTTTAATGGTTTAAGCGCCCTGACTTCCTCTTTCAGCCTACTGAAGCTCCAGTTGTATATTTCTCCGTATTTTATGACGACCTTGCCCCGGAGGCCGAAGATCACGACAACATCTCCATTCCCGACGACCTGATAGCCCTGCCCGTAAAACTTCACACATGATTTCATGAAGTCGATCAGCTTCATTGAACACCCCCCATTTGAGGAAGTTTTATACTAAGGGGGCCGATTGAGGCCTGTCAACCGCAAAATTGCATTTCTGCTCTTTTGCGCGCATCATGTTGACCTTTATGGGCTTGAGGCGCTTGACAATGGATAAGGGTCTAATTGATGTCCTCGCTGCCGGGATATGCGCCTTTGGCGTTGGCATAGATCGGGATCAGGATGGATGCGGCAGGCTGGTTCCGAAGGACCCCGGCGAGCCGTGCTCAACCGGGTGCGATTTTTGTTTGTTGCAGGCGGAGTTTTTGGCAATGATCGCAGCAGAATATCTAGGGGTCATGGATGTCATCGAACAACCAGCTTAGAAGCATAGTCGAGCGGATCGAGAAGCTCGAAGAGGAAAAAGCCACCATCGCGGAGGGCGTTAAGGAAATCTTCGCGGAGGCCAAGGGATCCGGGTTCGACCCGAAGATCATCAAGCAGGTTCTCGCCTTGCGGCGTAAGGACGCCACGAAGCGGGCCGAGGAGCAGGCGCTCCTGTCCGTTTACATGGATGCGCTGGGTATGCTTGCCGGGACGCCGCTGGGCAATGCTGCGGTGAAGGGCTACACAAATACCATATCTCCCCCGGCGGCTTTAGCGGCTGATGAGAGCGAAAATGAAGACGAAGATTTCTGATCAGGACATATTGGGGGGCGCAAAGCCCCCCAAGCCAGAGAGGGTTCACAGAGCGAAGGTTGGGCGCCCGACAAAGTATTCTCCTGAATTTTGTGAGGAGATCATAAAACTCGGCGAGGAGGGAAAAAGCATCGCCCAGATGGCTTCTCACTTCGACGTAGATAAGGCGTCGATCTATAGATGGTCTGAGGAGCACGAAGATTTCCGCACCGCCCTCGCACGCGCGCGGGCTCATGCGCAAACGTGGTGGGAGAATGCGGCGCAGGAAAACGTCGGGAACAAGAACTTTAACGCGCAAATCTGGTTGAAGAGCGTGGCGTCGCGGTTCAGAGAAGATTACACGGACAAGCAGGTGACCGAATTGAGCGGCCCAAATGGAACGCCGCTTCAGGTTCAATCGCAGGTGATTGACGCGCGTAAGTTGGATCAGGAGCAACGCGACGCGCTGCGGGCAATTATTCATGCCGCCAAAGAGGAAAAGAAAACATGAGCGATATGAATACAAAGTGCCGCCAGGACGCCGAGCGTATATATGAAACAGTCATGAATACGCTGGACGTAATTTCGGATAGCATTGATCCCGGCGAGGAGCAGATGAAGGTTCTCGCCTGCGTGGTCTCTCACATTTTGTGTTCGAACTTTCCCTCGGAGACAGACGCGCTGGTGGCGTTTAACGTTTTCACCGGATGCGT